GGTGATACGAATGGGCTATTGATGCTGGCTATGGGTATCCTCAGTGATGCACAGCATGTGATGGCATGCGGTAACACAGAGCAGGCTAGGCAGTTCATCAACAAGTCCAAGTATGTGATCAGTAAGGTAATGGATCAACACGATAACCGAGAGGAGGAGTAATCATGCCAAGAGAAATTATTTTTAATGGTCGTAAGCCAAGCAAGCAACAGATACTGAAGCATGTCCGTCTACTCATGAAGGATGGGTGGCATGACATTCATGTTTGTTGGGGTGAGAATCGGATTGAGATTGAGAACATTCATGGGTACTGGCATGGCAGTGGCTGGATCAGGAACATCTCAGGCTATGACCTAGCTAACTTTGAATTGAATGAAAGGAGAGCAGCATGAGCAAGCAAGTATTGTGGGTAATTAAAGAGAAGCATACGGATCACATCTTCTCGACACTCAAGGAAGCTAAGGCTTCTACTGTAGGGTTTGATGACTGGGTACATACTAGTACTAACATCCGTATCATTGCCCGTGTAGTACTAGATAGATTTCGTAAACGTAAACAGAAAGGAACCAATGGATGATGCACTCGAAGTGGTAGTACCTAATCATCCCAAGGCACGACAGCGTAACAAGTTCGATGCCCCAGTGGATGTGAAGGAGCACGACTGGGTACATACGAATGTCAAGTTTGTAGGTACACCAGTGCAGTATGGCACAGTGTACAAGGCATTCAAAGGTACGACACCCTTCACTGATCTAGGATACAAGGCACAGGCTGATTGCCCTACACACACCATCAGTCGATGGTCAGTCAGGGAATGTCCTGTAGCTAAGTACGATGGTGATAGTTTGTGGTTGGCATTCGAGTCACGGGGAGGTACACCTCACCAGTTCTTGCAGTATGTAGCAGATACACAGAATGTAACAGTTGTAGGTACACATTTACCTGTGTATTCAATTAGATGGAAGCAGACGATCTACTCTAAGGGTTTACCCCTATTGACAGGTAGTTACGGTAGGTCTGATACTAGCAGTGCAATTTAGTTTCGTAGTTCAATTTCAATCACACATTTTATAAGGAAATAAATATGTTAGTTACATCAAACAGCGGTATCCCAGCATTGCCAGCACACTTGGACTTTGACCCAGTGCGTGAGCCACAGATGCGTAATGGCATTGCAATCCCTAACAAGTACTGGACAGTCAATCCCCTCACAGATACCGTGATCGGTGATGGCAAGTCAGTGCATAACCCAGTCAACTTCCGTACCGTATGGGACAACATGCGTACTGGCTTGAGCCTAGCTAAGCTGGACACCAGCAATGTGGATGTTAAGTTCTCATCCATGAATAACGGTGCAGCATTCTCTGCTCAGATCATCCTCAAGCAGTACAACTTCGAGAAGAAGTTAGGTGAGCCAGCGAAGATGGTGATGCATGTCCGTGACTCACACGATCAGTCAGTCAAGATGCAGATCAGTGCTATGATCTACCGCCTTGCTTGCTTGAATGGTATGATTGCACCTCGTGAGAAGGTAGGTATCTCACAGAAGCACACCACATTCTATGATCCTGAAGTGATCGGCAAGGTAGCATCACAGTTTCCTGAGAAGTTAGAGCGTGATGCAGAAGTGATGCATCGTATGCAAGGTGTCACGGTGAATCGTGCTGTGGCTATCGAGTTCTTCCGTAAGAACGTAGCTACATACATGACGAAGACTGGTGCAAAGATCAATAACAAATGGCTTGAGCGTATCATCGGTATCTACGATAGCTACAACACCATGAATGGTACTGCGTATCAGGTCTACAACACACTGACACACATCAGTACTCACGTTGAAGCACAGCGTGATGGCACTGAGGTAGAGCGTAAGCGTATCCGTATTGAGCAGGACATCGAGTCTGTCATTCAAGGTGCTGACTTCCAGCACATGATTGCACCTCAAGTAGAGTACGCTTAATGGTAGGGGAGGGTAACACCTCCCTTACTTTTCTTTAATTAAATCAAGGAGTTACATGTGATTAATGAACATGATCTAGCAGACATGTGTAGTCTGTTCGAGTTACACAAGGGTGACAAGTTCAAGCTTGCACCTGAAGAAGAAGCAGGTGAGCCTGTCAATGTGCCGCCTGCACACGAGGACCCTAACTTTGACTTAGAGTATTTGTTTGATCACATCGATGGCATGTACAGCTACTGTAAGAATAAAGCTGGGCAAGTCGTACACTTTGCAGCATGGACTAAGGTATATAAACTATGACTAAGAAATTAAGTTCGTTACAACAAGAGTGGGATGCCATCACATCTGTGGCTACTAAAAAATACGTAGCTATAAAGGATCGTATGGATGTAGAGGATGCAATCCAACACGTAGAAACTACAGTGCAGGACATTGACGCACTCATTGAACGGTACGTAGACAGACCCGATCACATCAGTGAGGATGAGATGTGGAACTACCTCGAAGGTATCAAGTGTGTACTCAAGCTGCGTATAGATGGGCTATGGGATGCACACAGACAGCGTGAATGCATTGACGGGTATGCACATATAGATGAAGTACTACGTCAGCGATTCGGGTCTATGCAAGAGGTGCCTGACCCTAAGAAGAAGAGCAAGAAGAAATGAGCTTCACTATCTATGAACCCAGTGGGCAGCGTTTTATCCAGTGGTTTCCTACTATAGATACGCTGATCCAATCCATGCTCAAGAATCCCACTCACACATATCACAGGAACCCAACATGAACATACGAGTTGAAGAAGTTACAGAAAATCCAGATGGAAGTGCGAATGCAGTTATCTATTTTGATAACGAAGGTTTAAAGTTCCTGATTCAGTACGGAGTACTAGACATTCTTACTAAGTATTCTGAACAGAACCCTATTCCACAGCCTGAACCTGTTAAGAAGCGAAGGACTAAGGCTAAATGATAGGGCTATGTAAGCAGGTGTTCGTACTGGCTGTGTTTATCTTGGGTGTATTCCTAGGGTACATGGCGGGTCAGTCTGAGTACAAGCATGACAGTTGTTACGATGCGACAGGTACGTACACTGACTACACAGCGTGGTTATCTGTACGAGATGGAATTTACAGATGCTTTTGGATAGAGAAGAACTACCCATGGAGGGTAAGACAACAGGGGATAATCGATGTCAAATAATGTTGGTGATATTAACAGTGATGACAAGGGCACTGGGGCTAGGTACATCAGTGGTAAGGCAGACCTAAGCCTTATCCCTCTGAGTACGTTAGAGGAAGAAGCAAGGGTATGGATGTACGGTACCAAGAAGTACAAGGCATTTAACTGGATGAAGGGTATGCCTTGGTCAGTACCACTGGGCTGTGCACTAAGGCACATAGCTGCATGGCAAGAAAGGGAGGATTTGGATCAAGAGTCTGGGCACCATCACCTAGCACATGCTATGTGTAACCTGCGTATGCTCATGCTATACAGCAAGGCATACAAGGCAGGGGATGACAGACCACCGAGGGAATACTTCAGTGAAGGAAGTTAAGTGGGCAGGTACAATCCTCTGTCTATTGGGCATAGGATTGACCAGCTTCAACGTATACCCACTCAACATCTTCCTAAGCCTGATTGGTAGTGGATTGTGGACATGGGCAGGATGGAAGCAAAGAGATGCACCGTTGACTTTGGTTGAGGGTGTTGCAGTTACATTATATTTTATAGGAGTAATAACATGGCTGATGAATTAAAGATACCCCAGTTTAGTAAGCAAAAGAAAATCAAAGAGAACCCACCCATAGTGGAAGTATCCATGGTGGATTATGTACCACTAACAGATGAGCAGATCGAGTCATGCCGTAAGGGTCAGGACATCTTTGACTTTGCCCGTGACATTGAAGAACTTGTACGCATCAACAACAAGATCTAATGTACGTTTTGATCGGAGCATTCCTGCTGTACCAGTTCAATGCAAGCCCAATGTGGTGGGCTGCGTATGGCATCGTGTTAGTACTTAACTTTTTAATTGGCTTCATTCAAGGCTACAGACAACGAGGTATTGAAAATGGATTATAAATTTACATTAAGTTTAGATGGTGATCAGGTAGATGAACTGGTAGTACTGAGCCTGAAAGAAACCTACGAAGAGTGTGTCAAGACATTGCTGTGTCCTACCCGTCAGTGGTATGACCCCGTTGAGGATGTAATCCGTAGGCAAGAGGCACTGACTGAACTGCTGCAGTATCACATGGCACCCTTGGACTACAAGGAATACGTTAACTATTGGAATGCATACACCCTACAGGAAGGATCAGCAAATGAAGAAGATAAAGATACAGGAGTTGATGACTGAGTACTACGCATCACTTGACTACCGTTCTTTATCTGACTCAGCCAAGCGTGACTATCGCTACTGCCTGAACACATTCCTTGCTACAGTTGTACGTAACAGATCTGTGTCCAAGATGTATGCCCAGTCTATGGATACTCCTCTAGCCCAAGTTGCTTACAACATCTGGGCTGAGAGGGGGGTCTCATTTGCTAACCACACCCATGCTGTAGCCAGTAAGCTATACAACTTTGGGATACAGCTAGGCTACCTAGATATGAATCCCCTCAGCAAGGTATCTAAACGCTCCGCTAAGCCACGCAAAGTGGTATGGACAAGGGAGCATATCAACTTGTTCTTAGACACCGCCTACAGCCGTTTTAAGTGGCGTAGCGTAGGGCTTATAGTTCAGATGGCATACGAGTGGTGTCAGAGACTAGGTGACATGGCTAACCTGACATGGGATATGTATGACCCTGAGACTAGGGTACTGTACCTAGAACAGTCTAAGCGTAGGGCTAAGGTAGAGTTACCTACCACAGATGAACTGCATGAGATGTTGATGCAGCAGAAGGCAGACGTAGACTTCCAGTCTTATGTGGCACCTAGGTGTATGGAACGTAGGATCCTTAGCAGACCTTACGATAAGTACGCATTGTCGTATGTAGCTAGGGAAATCATCAAGGCTGCTGGGTTGCCGGACGAGTTACAGATTATGGACATGCGTAGGACTGGTACCATGGAGATGGTTGAAGCAGGGGTATCCCTACCTCAGATCATGAGTATCACAGGTCATGCCAATCCACAGTCCGTAAAACCCTACATGAAAAATACATTGACAAGTGCGAGGAAAGCTGCTACGCTTCGCTTTAACACCGCCAGTGATACAGTATAAGGATATGCAATGAAAGTAAAACTACTCATAACAGACTGGCACAAGGGTGGTGTATTCCACTGGGGTGACTGGAAGTTTAATAGAGGAGATAGCTACCTAAGCTACCGCCTTGGTCCACTACTAGTACAGATAAGGAAATAGAAATGAGTGAGCACGAAGAACTTAAAGCTGCAGTGCGTAGTTTCTTTCAAGACTTCCTTGACATACGGGAAGAGTCTGATAGTGGCAGAGTGTTTGCACCTATAACAATCAGTAGCTGCAGGTGCATGATGATAGAACCCTTAGCTGAGGTGTTAGCTAAGATGCGTAAGTTATCGGGTGCACAGAAAGCGAGTAAGTAATGAACATCCGTGCATACGTAGAAGGATTAGAACTATCCCTAGGTCGAGTACACAGGGGGAACTGCCCAGTATGCCAGCGTAAGAACACCTTCACTGCCATCAATGATATGGGTACCGTGATGTGGAACTGTTACTCCAATGGTTGCAATGTGGCAGGGGCTATCAAAACATTTATACCTGCTGCAGATTTAATGAGGTTAATGCATGTGAATTATGTACATACAGATTTACCTATCGACTTTGAGTTTCCTGACTGGATCATTGTTGACTATGAACGCAAGGGATTGAAAGACTTGTGCCATCGCTGGCAGTTAGATCCACACTGGCTTGACCTACGATACGACATCCGAGAAGAGCGTGTGGTATTTCCTGTACGTGAGGGTGGCAAGTTAGTAGACGGAGTAGGTAGAGGCATACACCATGGCATCACACCTAAGTGGAAACGCTACGGTGTAGCACGTTCAGCGTATGTGGTAGGTGACATGGATGTAGCTGTCGTAGTAGAGGATTGCATTAGTGCTGCAGTTGTAGATACTTTAGGTGGCACAGGCTTTGCCCTACTGGGTACAGCGTTACTCGAGGAACACAAACGATTGCTTGCCAAGTACAAGAAGGTTGTGGTAGCATTAGATCCAGACGCAATGAGTAAGACACTTGTATACACCCGTGAACTAAAGGCTAGTGGAATCGAAGCAGTAGCCATGAATTTGCTGGATGATTTAAAGTACCGTGTCCCAGAGGATATAGCCCAGTTGAAAAATAGAATGAGGAGTTAGTATGGAATTAACCTTGATTAGAAGTTTGATGGACAAAGACTTCTACGATGAGACCAGAGGTAACCGTTGTCCAGATAAGTTGTTCAGTAAAGATACACGCAAGATCAAATCAATCATCGACACAGCGATGGAACAGTACCAAAGAAATTTAACAGTAGACGAAGTACAAGCACTATTCTTTGCAGCAAATCCCACACTTACTACAGCACAAAAACAATCATACGAATTGCAGTTCAATAAGATTCGTAAGGAAGACATCATGGGTGCTGATGTTGCAACAGAAGTATTAAGCAACATGTTCCGGCAAGTGGTGGGTGAGGAGGTAGCTAACCTTGGATTCCAGTATGTCAATGGTGACCAGACTACAATGGAACCACTGAGACATATCCTTGATATGTATCAAGATGATTTCACACCAAGCATTCGTATCAAGTACGTAGACAATAGCATTGAGAACTTGATTGAGAGTGCAGCAAACAATACCAAGTGGCAGTTTAATATTCCATCACTACACCACTCAGTCAATGGCTTAGACAATGGAATGTTATTTGTTATCGGTGCACGTAGTAACGTAGGTAAGTCAAGCTTCCACTCCACCTTATGTGCAGGTCCTAATGGATGGGCATACCAAGGTGCAAAGATACTTGTGCTGTGTAATGAAGAGAAGCCGGAGCGTGTAGCATCCCGCTACATGACTGCTTGTACGGGCATGACGATACAGCAGATCGTGGCTGACAAGATCACAGCACACAGATCATATGATCCTATCAAGGACAACTTAAAGTTTGTAGATGCAACAGGCAGGACAATGAAATGGGCTGAGTCAGTCATCAAGAAACATAAGCCTGACATTGTTGTGCTTGACATCGGCAGTAAGTTCTCAGAGGAAGGTGCTTCAACTAATAACCATGAGACACTGAAAGCTAATGCAGTCTATGCCCGTAACATCGGTAAGATCTATGGCTGCTTAGTTGTGTATTGCACACAGTTGAGTGCCGAAGCAGAAGGCAAGATCGTATTGTCTCAGGCTATGATTGAAGGCAGTAAGACTGGCTTGGCAGGTGAGTCAGACTTGATGATCCTAGTTGCACGTAACCCACCCATGAATGATCAGACTGAGGATGATGGTATGCGTTACCTAAACATTGTGAAGAACAAGATCAGTGGTATCCATCGTATTATAAATTGTGAGTTTGACTATCACACTGGTGCATACTCATCATGATTATCACACTTGACGTGGAGAACACAGTCAGTAACAGAGGGGGTAAGAAACACCTAGACCCCTTTGAGACTGGGAATACCCTAGTGATGGTTGGGTACAAGGCATTGGATGGTGTGTATGGTGTGTATACATTTGATCACTCCGAAGTAAAGGAAGATGCTGAAGCTAATCACAAAGCATTACAAGCTGTACTGGATCAGACTACCCTCATGATTGGACACAACTTAAGCCATGACTTAGTGTGGCTATGGGAGTCTGGCTTTAAGTATGATGGGCTTATCTTCGATACCATGATCAGTGACTATGTGTTACAGCGTGGAGTCAAGCTGCCATCAGACTTGGGTTCAGTGGCTATGCGTCATGGCTGTGAGATCCTTAAGCAAGACACACTCAAGACTTACTTTAAGAATGGGTACAGTACTCGTGACATTCCCCATGCTGAGTTAGTCGAGTACCTTGAGCATGACTTAGGTTCCACTGAGGGTATCTACAAATCGATACAGGCTAAGCTGTTGACACCTCAGGATGCAGGTCTACGTGAGACGATTGAGATGTCCAACGAAGTTGCTATGGTTCTGTCAAGGATCTATCACACGGGTATCAAGGTAGACTTGTCAGCACTGGATGCAGTACGGCTACAGTTCGAGACAGAGCGAGATGAGATTGTGAAGTTACTGCAGTCTCATGTACGTACACTGATGGGTGATACACCAATCAATCTCAATAGCCCTGAGCAGTTGTCATGGATTGTGTACAGTCGTAAGCCCCACAACAAGGGTGCATGGATGACTGCCATTACTCCATACATGAAAGACACAGAGTTCAAGGAAGCAGTCAAGCGACACTTCAGTAATGTGTACAAGACCAAGGCAGTTAAGTGTGCTGGCTGTGATGGCAGGGGCTTTAACTACAAGCTAAAGAAGGATGGTAGCCCATTCAAGAAGTCCACTAAGTGTGTTACATGTAACGGTGTAGGATTTGAGTTCAAGCCTACTAAAGAACTGGCAGGGTTAAAGTTCACAGCACCTAACGCTAAGTGGGCTAGTGCCAATGGCTTTGGTACAGGCAAGGATAACCTTGAGACCCTTGAACGAGTAGCTGTATCCAAGGGTATGACGGATGCTGTTGAGTTCCTAGGTAAGCTACGTAGGCTGTCAGCATTGGATAGTTACCTAAGTAACTTCGTTGAGGGTATTGCTTCCTACCTTAAGCCGGATGGTCTATTGCATGTACGTTTAAATCAACACGTCACTTCGACTGGTAGGTTCAGTGGGTCTAACCCTAACATGCAGAACATGCCTAGGGGTGGTACCTTCCCAGTGAAGCGGGTATTTGTATCTCGCTTTGAGGGTGGCAAGATTATGGAAGCAGACTTTGCCCAGCTAGAGTTTCGTGTAGCTGCATTCTTATCTCAAGATCAACGGGCTATGCAGGAAGTAGCTGAAGGGTTTGATGTGCACTCGTATACTGCTAAGGTTATTACGGATGCAGGTCAGCCTACCAGTAGACAGGATGCCAAGGCACATACCTTTGCCCCACTCTATGGTGCTACTGGGTATGGGCGTACCCCGTCTGAGGCTGCATACTACAAGCACTTCCTAGAGAAGTACACAGGCATTGCCAAGTGGCACAGTGTTCTAGCCAAGCAAGCCCTGAATTATAAGTACATAAAGATACCTAGCAATAGGGAGTTTGCATTCCCCGATGTGCAGCGTAAGCGGGATGGGACAGTGACACACTTTACTGCCATCAAGAACTACCCAGTTCAAGCCTTCGCTACAGCAGACATAGTACCCTTAGCCCTAGTAGAAATCTACAATAGGCTGAAGCCGTACAAGAGCAGAGTAGTAAATTCTGTCCATGATTCTATCGTGATTGATGTTCACCCCGATGAGATAGAAGAAGCGGTCAGAGTAATTGATGGAGTACAGCGGGATCTAGTAGGTTTGATTAATAAAAAATGGTCAATAGATTTCAATGTACCCCTTGCATTAGATAGTAAAATGGGTGATAATTGGTTAGAGCAAAAAGATGTACACGTTAATTAACAACAGAAAAGGAATAGACACATGTCTAATATAACTCTCGCAGCAGGTGGTAACTTTGCACAGATGGCTGAAGCCATGGGCATGGCAGTTGATATTGCTAAGCCAAAGAAGCAAAGCAATCTAGCCCGATTGAAGTTGGATCACAAGGGCATCATGGGTGAAGAGGTTGTCGGTGGTAAGAAGAAGAAAGTAGAAGTAGTGTCAGCAGGTAGCTACGTACTTGATCGTCCTAACCTCGACCCAGTCTACGGTAGTGATGTAACCATTCGCCTGTTTAACCAACGCTTTATGTACAAGAAATATATTCAAGGTTCAGGTGACACGAAGTCTAAGTACGTCAAGACCATCATGGACAAAGACCTGAATGGTGACTTGCGTGATAACGATGGTGGCTTTAACTGTGGCAAGCCTTCAGGCTGGATCGAAGACTACAGTGCATTGCCAGCAGAGACCAAGGCTTTACTCAAGTCTATCAAGCGGGTACGTGTATTGTTTGGTGAGATTACAATGAAGGATCCAGTCAACGCTAAAGGCGAAGCCTTAGGTTTGATTGAAGCTGTGCCTTTTATTTGGGAGATTGATAACCGCGATGCATTTAAAACTTTGGGTGCACCTATTGCACAGATGGCTAAGCAAAACCGCATCCTTCCACAACA